ATGATAAATTCTAAGCTGCGGATCTTGCTCTAGTTTTTCTTGGGTTTTTTCTTTGCCTGTGGCCCAGTCTAATCTTCTTCCTGTTTTCCAGTCTACAATTTCTATTGTATTATCGCCAACCAGAGTTATAAGATCTATCGTTCCTTTGATGGCTAGGTTGCCCTCCAGCTTGCCGTCTGGAGTGTCATATGAGTATGCTGACCAGGGTTTTTTAATTTCTATGTCAAAGTGCTGCTCTGGACATAGAATGTGTCTGTTTCTTGGGTCGAACATACCACCATTAAATTCAATAGCTTTATATACCCATGCATGACAGTCTTTGTAGTCCTTTAAAGCCCACTTGTGATGGGAGTTAGCTTCTGTATAATACTTATAGACTTTTTCAATTATTGTATTTAGACTATATGTAGATATATCTAGCTTTCCAATAACATCATCATCTATGGTATTAATACCGTCCTGTTCCGCCTTTTTAATAACGGCCAGAATTTCTAGAACCTTATGAACAATTGTTCCTTTATCGGCTTTTTGTCCTGATGGACCACGATAACCTAAAACGTATTCAAGAAAATATTGCTGCTCGCAGAGACTGTGGGTGTTGTAAGAAGAACTTCTAAAGTAGGTCACTATCATAATTTTTGGTCACCATTCTACATAAGTTGATAAATTCGTCATCAGACATATTCATTTTCATAGTATTTATTTGTTTGTGTACCCATTGTACATTGCCAACAATATAACCCTTATTGGAATCTACTCTGTCCAACGATGCGGTAATTTGGGTTTTAGATCTAGCTCCCCATGCTTTTGGAAAAACTATCTCAATTCCAGACAGTGCGCATTTTCTATTCTGTTTTAAAAACAACCTCCATAAATATTTACCGTTTAAATTGAATTTTAAATTTTTCCTATTTGCTCTCTCTTTTAGTAAATAAAGATACGATTGATGTATTTCTCCAAATTTCTTTGTTTTTTTACAAGGTTTGCCTTCTCTAGAATTGGGTTTTATGTTGTACTTTTTAAGTAATCTAAATATTATTGTCTTGGATTTAATATTTAATTCTTTACAAATGTCATCAGCACTTTTTTGTTGTTTTACATAGTGTTCTTCTAGATATTCCTTAGATATATCATATATTTTTTTCATCGATAAAACTCCTTATGTGTACTAATTAATATACACCAGGTATTTTATCGGCACATATTTATAATGGTAGAGTCTCCTGTAAAAATTTTTGAATATCCGTACACTGATCATATATGCTCATTTCGTCATTATTGCATACATAATCAAAATTAGACCAATCATAATTAGATTCATCTAATATTGTTTCGCTTAGATGATCGGAACGAAACGGATTGCGAGTCAGCCTCATGACTAAACCCCCAGCATCTTTAATGCTAGATACTTCGTTAGGGAATCTACAGTCAGTAATTAGGGCTATTTGAGGTTTTTCTTTTTGAATTCTATTAATAGTCGCAGAAACCCAGACATCTGATTTCATTTTACGAAAAATATCGGTGCCGACATATTGCATAATGTCTCTAGCCGACATTCTATTAGTTGAGTCGGGCCAAGTCAAATCTGTTAATGCATTTTTCTCATCGTCAGACCCATAACATTGTTCATAGGTTAAACCCAGAATATTCATGCAAATATCTTGTTTTAAAGGGTCCGCAAAACTATAAATTTTGACATGGGGATCCAAAACCTCATGTAGTTTCTGAATCATATAGTCATTGCTCTTCACAAAAACATCTAAAATACCAGCATAATTACTATCTCCAAACAAATCTGAAACAACTATTCTTCCTTCAGCGTCTATATCTATCTTATGAGATATTCCTAATTCAGCTAGTTTTGAAGAAACAATAAAGTTTCCTGTTGTGCTTTTGCCAGACTGTTTGCGGCCAGAAATTCCTAAAATCATATTTCACTTTAGTAAGGGGACTATATTCTGTTGAATGTAATTTACCGATAACTCACCAACATCTTGTGTTGGAAATTCTATATTTTTAACGTTGTATGTTTTATAGCATTTTTGACGAATTATTTCTGAAGCTTTCTTGCCAGCCTCGTCATTGTCCATCATAGTTATGATAGTCATCGCCCCGGATGCATCAAGGATCATTTTTTGTCTATCGCTCAATGAAGAACCAAAGATAGCTACGCTATTGTGTATCCCAGCTTCTTCTAGTCTCCACACATTGCCTGGACTTTCTACAAGTATGACCGTATGAGTTTCTAAAATAGTCTTTTTTGCAAACCATATATTGTATAGGTGATTCTGGGATTGGAATGTTGCACTGTGCTTCCATTTTGAATAAAATCTTGTTTTATCTTCTGATGGACATTTTTCCTCTGGATTATGAAAAGATGAACAAATTTTACATTTTTCAAAAATACTTCTACCAGAGCAACCAACCATATATTGATGCTTATGATCATAGATAGGAACAACAACGCGGTTATACATTTCCTTACCGACCCTATTACATAGCCCTACATCATATTTGCTCAAAATATCTGATGAATAACTTCTATCTATATAGTATTGTGCTGGTATGGCAAGATTTTTACGGATTTGCTGACGGGTTATTCCTTCATGGTTAATTGTATTTTCTGGATTGATATATCTAATAGTGCTAGTAAATGCTTTTTTATCTCTTTCTATTTTTGAGACCTTGATATCAGATAGGTCTTTATTTAAGAACGCAAGACAAAAGGATAGGGCCTCTTGAAACGAGCAGTGATCGTCTCCATCTTTGATCCAGTTGTATTTTTGGTGAGATATAATACCTCTAATTAAACCTATGATGGAAGATTTGAAATATTTATCGCACCCATGCGTTCTACATTTCCAATTACCTCTATATACATCACCTTGAGGATATAAGTTAAGTGCAGACTTATTGTCTCCACCATGAATGGGACAACTCATAGTTAAAAGTTTTCCACTGTAGGTGTACTCTAAACCAAAATGGTCCATTAGCTCGTCTATACGATCACATAAATCGTCACAGACAATCTTTAATTTGGCTTGATCATTCAAATGGAATTTGTGCTGTTTCATTGTTAGATTCGTCATCTATAATAAATCCGTCTTTGTTATTGCCTTTATTGTTATGCATTAGTTCTAGTCTGGTCTGGCCTTCGCTAATTTTAGCACACCAACCTTTCATATGACAGTTAATGTAGTCATTATCGTCTAAGCCTCCGCCGTGACGACTAATTAACGGTACTAATTTCCTATTCCCATTTGTTGGGCCATCCTCTGCAATTTCTTCGTCAGACTTGCGTTTGAAAATTGAAAAATTACTACATAACCATATAATACGATCTGACCCAGATGCGGTGTCGGTGCTTTCTTTTGTGATGCCATCTCTGTTTAATTGAATAAAGGCCACTATTGGAACTTTATATCTAACAGCAAAATTATGTAGTGCTGTCATCATAAAACCTAAGACCTGATATTCTTTAAGGTCTTGACTCATGCCTGCGCTATCCATAAGCTTTAGATAATCATAGAATATCACACACTCCTTAGCTGTGCCGTCATCATTGAGTCCAACCTCTTTCAAAAGCCATCTACGCATAACTGCTAGCTGTTCTTCAAATGCTTTACCTGCTATAGACTTATGAAACCATCTACTTTTCTTTAGGCAACTAGCGGCTTGTACTATCTTAGATTTCTTATCTGGGGAGTCAGCAAACCTGCCAGTTTCTATATCGTTAATTTCTGTTTCCGTCATCATTGCTAGAATTCGATGGATATGGTCTTCTTTGTTCATTTCCGTATCCATATTTAATACTGGTATGCCTACCGTATTAGCTATATATTGCCCCATATTATCAGACAACAGAGTTTTACCAGTCTTAGGTCGAGCGGCGATTACATTAACCGTGCCTTTTCGCAATCCTCCGCCAATGGACTGATCGTATATTGGAAAGCCTGTGGATATACCTACTTGATCAACCTTCTTTTCCTCTAATTCGACCAGATACTCATCTATGTTATTGCCGAAACAAACAGGATGATTGTCTGTGTCACTAAGGAGTGAAGAAAAATTAAACACAGCATCTTCTGCTATGCCTAATATAGAAGCTATTGGTTCGCTACCATTAATATCTAATATCTTGTCTTGTGCTGCTTCAAGTTGTTGTCTTAATAGTCTAGCAATTTCTAGCTTACGAATTTTAGCCGCAAACTTGCGAACATTCTCCAGATTAACAGGAAAATCAAGAATAGCCTTCAGATGCTGGGCTTCTTCTTTTTTTGTTAATATTTGACCAAAGTTTAATTCTTGTGCAACAGAAAAAATGGATGGGATGTCTATCGTGGGTTTATGGTCCCGTTCACACAAAGTTTTTAAACAAGAGTATATAATGCCATTACTATCTATGGTAAAAGTAGATGGCTGGACAATGTCTGCAATATCCAAATAAGCATCTTCACCAAACCTACATATACCGGCCAATACAGCCCTTTCGGCTGACGGATCACACAATATCATTTTATGTCCTTTCACCCCGACGACGTTGAACAGTTATTACACTTATATCGATCTACTCCCTCAAAAACTAATGAGGGGCTTACCTTCTCAGTTTTGCCACAAACACGACAACGAACTTCCACCAATTGAAATGGTCTTGCTCTACTAACTGGTGGAAATCTAGCTAATTTTTGATCAATAATAGTATCGTCTTTATGCATATCTCGCTCTGGCATATCAACGAATTTATTCTTTGCTTGTTTAGTCTTACGTCTAGAACCCTTGGTCCTTAGTGGTGCTGTAAACTCCTCTTCGGACCCCTGTTCTTCATTATTCTCCTCTGCTGTTGTAGGCAGCATTTGTTGAAGAAGAGTAATTAAATTTTTAAGCTGTTCTGGATTTTTAGCTAAATCATTAAGATCCATTTTTCACCTTTGCCCTTTGGATAGATAACATAATGTCTGATAGATGTTTAATACTGTTTGCCAAATATTGAAGTCTATCGCTTCTTTGTTTAGCGTACTTTTTAATCTTATTTAATGCTGATGCTTTCTCATTATTTTTAATGGCCTGAAAAGACTTTTCAATATAACCATATCCCTTATAATTATTAATGTCTTCAGCTATTGTCTCTTTTATGGTCTCGTCTGCCCAATTCAATCGGGATAGTTCTCTATTTATAGATCTCTGAACATGAAATGCAAATTGTCCCAATCTATAAGCTATCTCTCCGCAAACTTCTGGCGTTGTTTTTTCAAGCTCATCCCTACTCATTTGAAAATAGCTGTTAAGCTCTTCTTCTGGAAAAGTATCTGCTCTATATGTTCCCAGACCAAGGCCTTTTTCATATTCGTCAAGAATCCTATCCCATTCATTAACTTGTTCTTTAGTATTCATTTTTTATCCTTGATTCCCATTGGTCTATTTGATCAAATGGTAATTCTATATATTCAATTCCATTTAATTCACACCAATCTTTCTTCTCCTGATCTCTTTTCTTATGTCTGATAAATCCTAGTGGACTATTATGAAAAAACCTACTAAACTTATAATGTTGTTCACCATGAACCTCTATGCATTTTTTAATTAGTGGCAAATAAAAGTCTAGATAAAGGGTTTCTGA